GCAACATCACAATCTTTATGAAAGACGTCAAGGATACGTTCATCAGTCACAGGTGTTCCTACAGGCCACGTATATTCCATATCATTTTCTGTAACAAGGTGACCAATACCAAATGTAGGTAGGTTTTCAGAGTCTAAGTAAATTTCTGTAACGTAACCTTCGTGACGAATAAGGTCTTCTTTAACGATCTCAATTAATTCATTCTTCGTTATCGACATCTACTACCTCTGCATCAATAATATCATCTTGACCTGTAATTATTGTGTCGCCACCAACACCTGTAATCGTGATACTAACACTGGATCTTCCCATATTATTCTTATCTTTTTCAAAATAGCTTACAGGTAGCATACGATCCATTAATAACTTCCATGCCGCCGCCTGATTCTTGTGCTCATCGTCTAATGCCGCGTTCATAATACTATCCAGTACCTTTTGAGATCTTGGACTAGCTAGTAATCTGGCTTTAAACTCATTAATTGCCGCCGCATCACCGGGAGGTCTACCACGTACTCCTCGATTGCCCGCTTTTTTAGCCTCAACAACTGATTTAGGAGGACGCCCTCTTTTTTTAGGTTGAGTATTCTCTGTCATATACAGTACTCTGTAGCTCGCAACAAACCCTGCAAGAGGTTCGTAAAAGAATAATTACTATTTGTGTTTCTCTTGCAGCTATTTAGTGCATATATTGTACCATACTTTTGAGTATTTGTCAAGTATTAATTTAATAATCAGTACAGTTTCCTTTCTTAGGCGGGTTTCCATAGGTATTCCTCCGCAGTGCGCGATTGATTTTTACTATTAATATCAATAATCTAATTAGTTTATACGCAAATGCAAATCATTCTTATTAACATTCTAATTTTACTGTTTTTTGTATCTAGGTAGGTACACTATATTACGCAAATACTACAGGGGTGTCCCCGCCCCTTCGGAGTTGGCACAGTACTTGCATGAAAAATTCTGGCATAGTTCTTGCTAGTCTTCAGAGTTGGCACGAAAATTGCGGAGTGTGAGTGTCTGAGTAGCACCTATTAGACCCACCATATATATTCAATTTAGGCCCCTCTGGTTAACGCCGTTAACCTATGAAAATAATTTGCGAGAGTACTTGTATTCTTTCTCAATGAGAGTATTATCTACTTATGGGTTGAGGAGTCGACCCGCTAACAACGAAGAGGAAAAGCAAATGGAAAACTCAATCACACAATTCTTAAACAATGACGTAACAATGACGCTTGCATCTCATAAAGCAGGTGTATCACATTGCGAAAACTTGATAGCTATGGTTAACGCCGTTAACCTGAATAGCGCATTAATTGAGGAATACTTGAAAGGTTTTGAGTCTGCCTGTATTGCGCAAGGTATGAGCAAGAACAGCGTCAAGGTTCTGAAGTCAAATCGTAAATGCATCATGGAATTCTCAATCGGCGCTCGCAAAGGACAAGAGGATAAAGAACTTTGGAATCCTGAAGCATGTAAACAAATGGCTGTTGAATTAGGGATGACATCAAACGATATCAGCGACTACGCGAAAGCATGTAGACAAGCACTATCGGATGAGAAGCCAGAGCCAGAATTCGATATCGAAAAAGAATTCCGTAAGCTTATCGAAAAAGCGAAAGAGAAAGGAGCGGACGAGAAAAAGATACGCGCCGCATTCAACAAGGGCCTGAAGCCGCTAAACGATGCGATACTCGACGAAGTGGCATAATCCGAGGAGGGGGCGAAAGCCCCTTTCTTTTTGTCTGAAAAAAAATTTTGAATCTAAAAAAATTAAAAACTCGTGGGTCGATTTGTGTTCTGTGACATACCAAGACACGGGGTTTTATTTGTGATATACTGGTTTCACCAGTCGAGAGTTGTATCGATTGGTGATTGTGAAGTTAACGCCGTTAACCATTGGAGGATTAGTGATGGCTATAACAAAACAAGATTTGATTAATTCATGGGTCGATTGTGTTGTCGATGAAATGAAGACTGTTCGCAAGCTTAACGAGTACACGCGAGCGGAGTCAGACGGCACATACAACGTTCGGTCTAGCACGCCGTTGTGGGGTTCGTACTGGACATTGCGTCGATTGACTGGGCCTCTTTCATACAAAGATGCTTGTGCTGTTGAGGTTGCGATGGACACGTTCTTGAATCAATACTGTTCGGCTATTGCGTTGACTGATTTGTCAACGGATGAGGATGAATACAATGATTGATATGGACATGTTGTTCGGGACGGTGGCGGTTATCGCCATCGTTTCTTTATACTTTGGCATCGCAAGTTGCCTCTTTGAAAAACTATTTAATAAATTCTTTGACGAGGAATAATACTATGTTTAAGTCACACAACCCAATCATTAATGAATACATGCAGTCTAATCATGAGCAAATGAGCATGGGTATTATGTTTGTTGTGCTATCTGTGAAGACTCCGTTTCACACATTGAAAACACAAATGGATGACTACAAGGTTAACGGCGTTAACTCACAGTATGTTTGGGGATTCAAGAAAGATACCCATAACTACTTGCAAGACTACGGTCAAGAGTTATACGATGACCTCATGCAACTGTGGACTACACCAAAGAAAAATCTGGGTGGAACACAAGACACCAAGGATGCCGCCATGCTGATGCGGTTAGTGCAAGTGCCGGGACTTGGTGCGGTCAAAGCAGGATTTGTGATGCAAATGATGTTCGGTCGAGTTGGTTGTATGGATGTTCATAACTTGCGGCGGTATCGTAAGGTTGACCCTAAAGACTTTACCTTTGCACCAACAGCAAAAGACTTGACTAAGTTCAAGAAGTTGGTAACATATGTTGGTCTGTGTAAGGAGAACCGCAGTACTGCAAAGCTATGGGATTCGTGGTGCGAGCAGTTAGTGTGGAAGCCTTGCAATCGTGGTCGCTTTGCTGATGGTAATGCGGTATCTGAGTTTCATGTCACGGCGTTACTCGGTTAACGCCATTAACCTTTGGAGATTGGTGATGACATTTCAATATGATGGGCTTGTAAGCCTTGAGATAGGTGCAGGCATGATCCTGACAGATCGTGAATGTATGGCTCTGTTCGATGCAATTGCAGACCATTTGCGTGAGTTAGGTTATGAGCCTGATGGGTTTAGTGTTAAGCTTAAAGTTGACCTACTGGAGAAATAGTAATGAAAGGTGTATTAGTAGATCCTTACAAGAAGGAAATCAAGAACGTTGAGGTAGAAGATTGGCGTGACATTCGTCGGTTGCTACAATGTGAAGTGTTCAGCAGTGGTGGCTATGACGAGGGCGGTGACGCAATCTATGTCAACGATGAAGGTTTGTATACAGAAAGCATGTTCTGGTACGCGCCTGATGTATACCCTGATCCGTATGCGGGACGTGTGCTATTCTTAGGTATCAATCGAGCAAATGGTGAATCACAAGATGCTTGGTTAGATGCAGAAGATGTTGCAGACTACGATGCAAAGTTCATGACCCGTGATGAGGTCGAGGGTATGTATAGTCAGTGTAGTCAATACTATGGATAAGTGTTGTCGTTGTGGCAACCGTGCAGATGTGGTAGAGCGCGATGCGTTCTACTACTGCGCATTGTGTTGGTTAAAGAGGTATAAGAAATGAGTATGTTTACAGATGGACAGGAGTATACATGTACTCACTGGTGGTATGACTCAGATGACAATGACTACGAGATCACTGCGATCTGGAAGTTTGAAAGAGGGTATGACATACCTGACTCATGGCATCTACAAGATGTTGAGTTCGATCCAGTTGCGTCTCGTATATTAGCTAACAATCATGCTGATGAGATACTGTCAGGTTGTAGAAACGGTGGATCTGTATGGTGTGACATCGAACGCCAAGGTCCAGATGAGATAGGTTTAACAGAGGTAGATTACTCATGATTTGGTTTTCAAAAGACTGCAAGGAGGGATTAATGTAATGGGAATGACTGCTTGGTCAGAAGAACATATTACGATCATGCGCAAGATGTTAGCAGAGGGTAAAAGCTCTGCTGATATTGGTAAAGCAATTGGACGTAAAGCATCAAGTGTTCGTGCGTATGTAAACCGCAACAAACAATTATTGAAACTGTATTGCGGTGAGATCCGTGGAAGACCTAAGCATGGTATGCCTAGATATGACAAGACGGAATTTGAAAAGCAATGGTCTGGCTGTGTGCCATATCTCCATTGGTCTATCACTAAACCTTGGAAGCTATGATGCACAGAATCAGAACTATGTTACTTTTCTATGTTATCCTTATCGCGGTATGTTTATACTTAAGGAGTACATATGAGATGCCTCAGTTGTAATACCGCACTCAATGAGTTTGAATCTACACGCAAATATGCTGAGTCAGGAGAGTTTGTTGACCTGTGTAACTTTTGTTTCAAAGAGATCAGTGGATCTGTTGCAGTAAAAGAGCGTATGGATTTATTTAATATTTCTGACGAAATCGCAGACATGGAGGAAGATCTGTGATATAATACTCTCTATAGATCGTAAGAGATAGTTATTATAATTATCTCTTACAATTACTTAGAAGGACTATATAGATGAATGATCTAAATATACCTATAGATGATTTTACTCTTGCGATGGAAGAGCACAACGCACATATAGTACTGACTGATTGTTGTGAAATGATTTACAAACACGGTCTATTGCGTGTGCTAGAATCTCTTGCGGATTACTGTTGTGATCCAAAAGAATCATATGCACTCAGTATGTTGAGTAAAATGTACAAGGAGAACGAGATTGCCTTTTGTAAAGATGCACCTACCATGCAATGATTGCGGATCAAGCGATGCTCTTGCAATGAACGATGACGGGTGGACTCATTGCTTCTCTTGTGAGGCACGTAGACCGCCTACAACAGACGTTAACGGCGTTAACCATGACGAGGTACTAATGCACGCAACAACACACGACAGCAAGCCTGTGCTTGCATGGGACAATCAGAGTTTATACAAGACGATTATCAGTCGAGGTATCAGCAGTGAGACAGCGAAAGCTTACAAGTGTATGCATGACTCACTTGACTCCACGACTGGATTCGCATACACAGATGACAAGGGCAATGTCATAGCTGAGAAGGTACGCTCTGCTGATAAGAAGTTCTTTGTTAATGGCAACTGGAAAGACGCACAGCTATATGGTCAGCATCTCTTCAGCAAGGGCGGTAAGTACGTCACCATTGTCGAGGGTGAGTTCGATGCGATGGCGGCATACCAGATGCTTGGGTCTAAGTATCCGGTTGTTTCTATCCGCAATGGTGCAAGCTCTGCCGCCAAAGATATACGCAAGCACTATGAATGGATCGATTCCTTTGACAACGTGGTTATCTGCTTTGACGCAGACGAGCCGGGACAGAAGGCGGCATCACAGGTTGCTGAGATGTTCGGAGCTAAAGCAAAAGTGTATCGACATCTTGATGGCATGAAAGATGCGTGCGACTACCTGTGCAACAAAAAGATGAAGGAGTTTACTGACAAGTGGTGGTCAGCAGAACAGCATGTCCCTGATGGTATTGTTGTCGGTAGTAGTCTATACGATGATGTGATGAAGCCGTTAGCTCCTGCTGACTGTGACTACCCATTTCAAGGGTTAACGGCGTTAACCTATGGCATCCGTAAAGGCGAGCTTGTAACTATTACTGCAGGCTCTGGGCTAGGTAAGTCTCAGTTTGTTCGTGAGATTGTCTGGCATATACTGAACAAGACGGATGACAGTCTAGGCTTGATGTTCTTAGAGGAATCTGTGCGTAAGACAGGTTTATCTTTGATGTCTCTTGCGGCTAACCAACCGTTACATTTACCTGATACAACAGCAACCGTGGAGGAGAAGCGTGAAGCATTTGATAAAACTCTCGGTACTGACCGTGTTTATCTCTTTGATCATTTCGGTAGTACTAGCGTCGATAACATTGTCAATCGTGTCCGATATCTTGCCAGAGGTTTGGGGTGTAGTTATATTTTTCTGGATCATATTAGCATCGTGGTATCTGCTCAAGCCAGTGGAGACGAACGAAAAGCTATAGACGAAATCATGACGCGACTGCGTATGCTTGTCCAAGAGACTGGTGTAGCTCTGATTGTGGTGTCACATCTCAAGCGTCCTGATACCAAAGGACACGAGGAAGGTGCGGCTACATGACTGGCACAGCTACGTGGCTCTGGTGCTATAGCTCAGTTATCTGACATGGTGATTGGTCTTGAGCGTAACGGTCAGGCAGAGGATGAGACGGAGAGGAACACCACAAAGGTTCGTGTACTAAAGAATAGATTCAGCGGTACGACAGGGCCATGTTGTAGTTTGTTATATTCAAAACATACAGGAAGAATGGTAGAGGTTGAAGAAGAGGAGTTGTAATGCGCATAGGTAATAAGAAAGTACTGGTCTTAGATATTGAGACCAACCTAGCGCACGATACAATATGGTGCTGTGTGGTTAACTACGAGGATCATACTACTGTGTACACTACACCACAGTATTTACAGTATTACATTGATGATGCTGACATCGTAGTAGGCCACAACATCATAGGGTTTGACGGGCCAGTGTTGTCACGGCTTTGGGGAGTAACGATTCCCCTCTCTAAAGTTCGTGACACATTGGTGATGTCAAGGTTATGGAATCCACAACTGGAGGGTGGGCATAGCCTGCGTGCATGGGGTGAAAGACTTGGTGATTACAAAGATGAGTTCACTGACTTTGACGGCGGCTTGACAGATGAGATGATTAATTATTGTCGTCAAGATGTACATGTCACTGGATTACTCTTTCACAAACTTCAACTAGAGTTGCGTGAGTATGGTAAAAGTGTTGAGCTTGAGCACAAGATTGCTCTGATTATGAAGAGGCAAGAGGACAATGGATTTAAACTTAATGTACCGGAAGCTGTCTTGCTACTGGCTCAACTTAAAGATCGCATGTCTTTTATTACTGACCAGATGCAAACTGTATTCCCTCCTATTGTGGAAGAACGTTGGTCAGAGAAAACAGGCAAGAGACTCAAGGACAAGGTTACCGTATTCAATGTGGGGTCAAGGCAACAGATCGCAGAAAGGTTGCAGAGCATTGGTGTTAAGTTTACTAAGACGACTGAGAAAGGCAGTATCATAGTTGACGAGACCACACTCAAGTCTATTGACAAACCAGAAGCACAACTGATTGCTGAGTATCTAATGATACAGAAACGTGTAGGGTTGATTGAGTCATGGCTTGATAGTGTCAAGGATGATGAGCGCGTACACGGCAGAGTGATTACCAACGGTGCTGTGACTGGACGTATGACACATCAGAAACCAAACATGGGACAGATCCCTAGTGTCAACAGTGAGTATGGTGACGACTGTCGTAAGTTGTGGACTGTTGAGGAAGGTAATGTTCTCGTTGGTACTGATCTGTCTGGTATCGAACTACGTTGTCTATCGCATTATATGCAAGACGCAGAATGGCAAGAGGAATTATTGAATGGAGATATCCATCAGAAGAACGCAGATGCCGCAGGCATTACGAGACCGCAGGCTAAGACTCTCATCTATGCAACCCTTTACGGTGCAGGACCCGCAAAGATTGGTAGTATTGTCGGGGGAGGTGCGCGTGAAGGGCAAGAGGTGTTGTCGCGCTTTTATGCTAACACCCCTGCGCTATCAAGACTTATGGAAAAAGTTAAGAAAGTGGCGAGCAAAGGGTACGTGTCTGGGTTGGATGGTAGAAGGATCATTGTTAGATCTGAGCATGCCGCACTCAACAGCCTCCTTCAAGGTTGCGGGGCTATCATTGCAAAGCAGTGGTGTATTGAAGCGCACAAAAGATTTAAAAGATTTCGATTACCTGTGCAACAGGTTGCATTTGTACATGATGAAATTCAAATTGAAACAAAGGAGAAGTATGGCGAACAGGTTGCGTCAATCATGGTTGACTCCGCAAGAACAGCAGGGATTACCTTGGGCTTTCGATGCCCAGTAGACGCAGAGAGTAAGATTGGATGTAATTGGTATGATACACACTGATACATATTAGTGCTATAATATAGAATATTCATAGAGACTATACCTTCTGTCCCTATGTCTAAGAAATGACTCACCTATAGGAGAATGAGTAATGAGTGGAGTATTTAAACTTTCTAATGTCGAGTTGTATTGGCCTCATCTTTATGAGCGCAACAAGTTGTCAGGTAAGTTTCAAGTAGATCTGTGTAATTTATCACCAGAACACATTGAAGCCATTGAGCAGTCAGGTGTTTCTATTAAGTCTAATGACGAGAAGAAACCAGAGCAAGGCTTCTTTGTCACATGTAAATCATCTAAGTATGAGATCAAACCGTATGACAAAAGCGGTGATGTGATAGGGCCAGAGGTTCTCGTGGGCAACGGCTCTCGCGCAGATGTTATGGTTAAGCCATACTCTTGGACGAATCCTACAGGCATGAAAGGTATGTCTCTTGGGATTGTCAAGCTTGTGGTTACTGATCTTCACGAGTATGTTCCAGAAGCTGAGGAAGAAGAGACCTTGTGATTGCATTAGTGGATGGTGATATCCTTTGCTATCGTATTGGGTTTGCAACAAATGAGGAGTCTGAAGATGTGGCTATCAGGACGATGGCCTCCTTCATGGAAGATCTGGTTATGTTTCGAGTCGATGTTTCTTCATGGACTACATACCTTACTGGTAAGACCAACTTCCGACATGACGTTGCAGTCACTGCTCCGTACAAAGGTAACCGCAAAGCAGAAAAACCAAAACATCTTTCTCTGTTGCGTGATTACCTTTATTATTCTTGGAATGGAATCACCTCCACTGATTGTGAAGCAGACGATGAGATTGCAATAGCCGCTACTGAACTAGGCGACGAATCAATTATTGTATCTCTTGATAAAGACTTTGATCAAGTGCAAGGATGGCACTACAACTTTGTTAAGGATGAGCAGTACTACATTACACAAGAGGAGGGTATACTTAACTTTTACTGTCAGTTCTTGACAGGTGACAGGATTGATAACATTATCGGTGTGAAAGGAATCGGACCAGTTAAAGCAAAGAAGTTGCTTAGTGATAAATCAGAACGTGAGATGTTTGACATTTGCGTTGAGCAACTAGGCAGTAAAGAAAGAGCAATTGAGAATGGAATCTTATTGCATCTACAACGTAAACGCGGAGAGATATGGGAACCTCCCTATGAAAACACAGAGTGCAAAAGCAAAGGGAAGGAAACTACAGCAGTGGACAGCACAACAAATACTGCAAACCTATCCGCATCTGGAGAGTGATGATGTTAGATCAACAAGCATGGGCGTTAGTGGTAGCGATGTTCAGCTTAGTCCTTTGGCTTACAAGTCTTTCGCGTATGATGTCGAATGCAAGTCGCTTGCGCGAGTTGGAGTCTATCGTTATGTTGACCAGTGCAACAATCGAAGCGATGCACAACCACTTGTCATCGTTAAAGAGAATAGACGGAGACCACTCGCAGTCGTAGACGCAGAACATTTCTTTGAACTATTGGCAATGGTTAACGCCGTTAACCACAATGGAGAAACTAATGAAACATATGGTGATACCTGATACGCAAGTCAAGCCGGGAAATCCGACAGATCATTTGCGTTGGGCAGGACAATATGCCGTCGAGAAAAAGCCAGATGTAATTGTACATATTGGCGATCACTTTGATATGCCTTCTTTATCTACTTATGATGTGGGTAAGAAGTCATTTGAAGGTAGGCGTTACATTAATGATATCAACGCAGGCATTGAAGCGATGCGTGTATTCTTAGAACCAATTGAGAAGGAACGTAAAAGACTACACCGTAATAGACACAAGCAATGGAACCCTCGTATGGTGTTTACACTAGGCAATCATGAGTATCGTATTGCTAGAGCAATTAATGCTGATCCAAAGCTTGAAGGGCTAATGTCGTTTGATGATTTATATTTGACAGAGATGGGATGGGAAGTGTATGATTTCTTGCAACCTGTTGTCATTGATGGTGTATGCTACAGTCATTACTTTGTTAGTGGTGTGATGGGTAGACCAGTCAGTTCATCTAATGCGCTGATCAACAAGCAACACATGAGTTGTGTAATGGGACACGTGCAAGATCGCTCAATCTCTTACGCTAGACGTGCAGATGGTAAACGTATTACTGGTTTGTTTGCAGGTATCTATTATCAACATGATGAAGAGTATCTGAACCCACAGACTAATGGATCTTGGTCTGGTATTTGGATGCTACATGAAGTACAAGATGGGACATTCGATGAGATGCCTGTGTCTATCAACTACTTGAGAGAACGTTATGCCTGACCTACACGAGATCGCACGCAACCATCAAATTGGGGGTACTCACTATCAAAAAGCTATTCAGCCTTGGGACTATATGGAGGTAGTCCTAACTGAAGAACAGTTTAAAGGATACCTAATTGGTAATGTAATCAAATACATATCAAGATTTCAAGACAAAGGTGGCAAGATTGATTTAGAAAAATGTTCACACTACCTTGACAAGTTAAAAGAAGTGTGGTAAAATAGATGCTTACCCTTTCAGAAATTAAAGATAAATTAAAACACCTTGATGAAGTAACTCTAATGGAAGTGTTAGAGATTACTTCAGATGATTTGGTAGAACGTTTTGTTGACCGAATTGAACAACAACAAGATGCACTGGAGATAGATTTAGATGAGTCAACACCTTGGGATAACGATTGATTATGAAAGAGACAATCGCCTTAGTGAACAAGCAATTACTCTCATGCGCGACTACTATATGCTTGAGCATGAAGAGTCTCCTCAGCAAGCCTTTGCGCGTGCTTCAGTGGCTTATTGCTATGGTGACCTTGACTTGGCACAACGCATATATGACTACGCTAGTAAAGGTTGGTTTATGTTTGCGTCACCTGTGCTGTCGAACGCACCTGAACATGGCAGAGGTAATAGGGGCTTGCCTATTAGTTGTTTCCTTACTTACGTGGGGGACAATCTTGATAGCCTTATTGATCATAATGGTGAAGTAGCATGGCTTTCCGTAAAGGGCGGCGGTGTGGGTGGGCACTGGTCAGACGTGAGAGGGATCAGCGACAAGGCTCCGGGCCCGATCCCGTTCATGAAAGTAGTGGACAGTCAGATGACTGCGTACAAACAAGGGAAGACACGGAAAGGGTCTTACGCCGCATACTTGGACGTAAGCCATCCTGATATCGAGGAGTTCATATCCTTTAAAGTACCGACTGGTGGCGACATCAATCGTAAATGTTTTAATCTTTTTAATGCAGTGAATGTCACTGACGCTTTTATGGAGGCGGTAATCAATGATGAACAATGGAACCTTACAGACCCAAATACAGGAATTGTCAGAGATACAGTCCAAGCTCGTAAGCTTTGGCAACGAATACTTGAAGCTCGCTTCAGAACTGGGAGTCCTTACATTAACTTTATCGACACAGCCAGACGAGGTTTACCAGAAGCTCAAAGAAGGCTTGGACTCAACATTATGGGGAGCAACCTCTGTAATGAAATCCATCTCGCAACAAATGAAGAACGCACAGCAGTCTGTTGCCTCTCATCAGTCAACCTCGAAAGATACGACGACTGGAAAACAACTGGAATGGTTGGAGACCTTATCAGATTCTTGGACAACGTGCTTCAATACTTTATTGACAACGCACCAGAACAATTATCAAAAGCTGTGTACTCAGCTTACAGAGAACGCTCAGTTGGCCTCGGAGCAATGGGCTTCCACGGCTACCTCCAAGGCAAAGGGATAGCTTGGGAATCTTGGCAGGCCGCTAGTGAAAACTACCGGATGTTCCAAGAGATCAAACAGCAGGCTCAATACAGTACGTACCAGTTGGCTATGGAGCGTGGTGAGTGTCCTGATGGACGTGGTACTGGTGTTCGTAATATGCATCTTCTGGCTGTTGCTCCTAACGCTAACAGTAGTATCCTATGCGGTTGCTCTGCCTCAATTGAGCCTCGCATATCTAATTGCTTTGTTCATAGGACGAGAGCAGGATCTCACACGGTTCGTAATCCATACTTGGAGGAACTCTTAGATGATAAAGGAAAGAACACTAAGAAGGTATGGCAAAGTATTCTTGAGAATGAAGGCTCTGTACAGCACTTGGAGTTCCTCTCCGACGACGAGAAGGCTACATTTAAGACAGCATTTGAACTCGATCAGGGGTGGGTCGTCGAGCACTCAGCTAAAAGACAAGAGTTTATATGTCAGGGGCAGAGTGTTAACGTGTTCTTCCCATCGGGTACTGACAAGGCTATTGTCAATCAGGTACACCTCAAGGCGTGGAAGGAAGGGCTTAAGGGATTATATTATCTACGCACGACTGCAGGTGTTACAGCGGAGAAGGTTGGGACTAAAGTGGACCGTAATGCATTGAAGGACTTTGAAGACGATGAAGTCTGTGTGAGTTGTCAGGGATAGGAGAGAAAATGAAAGAAGAAGCACAGAATCTACTGAAGAGGTTAGAGTTGATTAAAGACTCTGATCCATTTAACAGACGATTATTAAACGACTGCTTTACAACAATACAACAAATGTCCATTAAACTGGACACACTGGAGAAACAATTATATGAGCTTGCTGGAACAGAACAGAAGTTATAAACCATTTAGTTACCCTTGGGCTGTTGAGTATGCAACACAGCACGAACGTATCCACTGGATTGAAGATGAACTAGAGTTACAGACAGATGTTAATCACTGGAAATCAGGGGTGTTATCGGAGGCAGAAAAGAACCATATCACCCAAATCTTGCGGTTATTTACGCAGACAGACGTGGCGGTTGGAACAAACTATCTTGAGTATTACATTCCCAAGTTCAAGAACAATGAGATTAGAGCCATGCTCACAGCCTTTGCTTCTCGTGAGTTCATCCACCAACGAGCATACGCCTTACTCAATGACACTCTCGGACTTCCGGAAGAGGAGTTCACAGCGTTTTTAGAGTATGAGCAAATGTCTGCAAAACTGGAGTTCATGTCCGGATTAGACGTACATTCGCATCAAGGTACAGCAATGGCTATTGCACGTAGTGTACTCAACGAGGGTATGTCCCTGTTCTCAGCGTTTGCTATGCTGTTGAACTACCAACGTTACGGTAAGATGCCGGGTATGTGTACTGTTGTTGAGTGGTCTGTACGTGATGAGTCACAACACGCAGAGGGTATGGCTAAGTTATTCAGAGCCTTCTGCGATGAACACCCACGAGTCGTGAATGATGATTTTAAGAAAGATATATACGAAATGTTTAGGACTGCAGTCAAGTTGGAAGACAAGGTTATTGATCTTGCATATGAGATGGGTGACTTGGAAGGTTTGTCGGCGGCAGATGTCAAGCAGTACATTCGCTATCTCGCAGACAGACGTCTACTCCAACTTGGTCTCAAGACAAACTGGAAGGTTAAGGAGAACCCTTTACCGTGGATGGAGGAATTGTTGGGAGGTAGTTCTATTTCTAACTTCTTTGAGAAAAGAGTCACAGACTACAACGCGCACGGATTGAATGGAGAAGATTGGGGATGGTAACTGCTAGGTTTCACAATGTATTCGGATTGTCAGCAGAAACAGTAGAATCGCAACCAGTGTTAGGGTTTGGAAAAGATCAAACTATTGATGATGCTGAAGTCTACTTCTTTGATGGATTTATTATTAACATACCATTCTTTAAGATTATGATCGGGGATGTATACAGCATCCTTGAAGACTAAACCACCCTCCAGTGGATTGCCCCCGCAAGGGGGCTTTTTTATTGGTTAACGGCGTTAACCTTATCTAATCGTCCTTGTTTTCTTAAGACCTCTACGCGAAACTTCTTAGCCATAACCGGATCTGTTCTGCGTAAGTATGAATAAAATCTTTGACTAGGTGCAGACTTTAATCTATCAATTTGTTTTTCTAATTTTATTTTTTTACGAGCATCAGGTAAATTGCGGAAGCTTTCAGATGCTACATACCTCTCAAGCCTTGGGGTAATAAACTCACTACTCATTTTACGGAGAATTGCAAGCTGTTCATTATTTAAATCAACCCCTTTAAGACTTTTATCTTCTCTCATTTTAGTTACACCCAAATCGTAGATGTATCTTTCAAGAGGAGTTTGGTCTGCTGTTTGGATGTTAAAAGATGTTAATGCTTGTATCTTATTTGTTTCTCGTGGTTCACCAATCAATCCATATTCAGGAGGTAGTTGCTGACGTAACCCCGGTATCCTCTGCATAATCTTTTCGATAGGTGAGCTTGCTTGTCTTTCATAAGGATCTGAGATTCGTGCCGCTTGGTTTATAAACGCAGGAGTAAATTGTCTACTAATAGCTGTAACACCAGTTGCAAAACCTACATCTCCATTGTTGTATGCAGTGTTTACAAAATCATTAAACCCTTCAATAAAAGACTTCTGCATAATGTTCGCCTTTAAAGCAAACATAGTTCCTTTACCTATCTCTTCTCCCCATATCTCCCACTTCTGATCTACTTCTGGTAGATTACCTATCTCATCCCATGTACGAGCCATTTCTGAAGACAGACCAAGCACTGTTGCAAGTGGTTCAATACGATCATAAGAGATCCATGTGTCGCCTAACCTAACAGAAGCTTGAGGAATCCCTGCGTCTTTCCATGCTTGAGCTTCTTGTGCATCACGCGGCTTACCTGTTATCCTGCCTTCTTCTACTAACCCCATAACTGTAGCAAAAGCACCAACACCTAAGATCTGGCGAGCCGCCATCTCCTCATAACTAATTTCATAGTACGCGCCGGGTATTGCATCATCAACATTACCTTGCATATATTTTTTCATTACCTGTGGAATAACAGGCACGTAAGAAAAACCTTCTTTAGTAATATTCCAAGGAGTCTTTAAGAAAGGAATGAACAATGAAACAGATGGATGCTTGTTGCGGAAATCAGCTACGCCTTTAGGCAAACCAGTTAATTTTTGTTGAAACATTTCTCGCAGTGCATATTCTTTTACCGTCTCATATGGATTGAATTGTGCTGTTTTTACGAACGTAGTATTGACATCTTCTTGTAGTCTGCCAAAGTTTTTCTTAACCGTTTCTGCTAACTCAGGCCATGTCAAGTTACCTTTGTCATCAACAGTAATATGCTCCATTGATTGACGTGTGTACTTGTCACGTAAAGTTTTATAATCACCTTTACCACGGGCGGCATCTGCTCTAGCTTTTTGAGAAGCCATCATTCCAATTTTGTATCGACGGAATCTAGCCTTACCGTATTCATCAATAGCTACAGACAACTTAGTAGGCCAACGAATTACTTCACCTGCAGGCCCAGGAATTGTTCCTCTTACATAGTCGTATGACTCTTGTAAAAACTTTTCAATCTCCGCATCTGTTGGTTTGTAATTAGTTTGAAAAGATTTAGTCAATGCTTGCTCATCTAATGATGGGTCACGTTGCAATGCTATACGCACACGCTGTTCAATAATAGAATTTGTTAACGCTTTGCGTGCATCTTTTTCTGTAATACCCATCTTGCGTGCCGCATCACGAATGCCTGTAACAATATCAAGCGGGTAACCTGTAGTCCATCCAGATTTAAAATAAACTAAATCAGAACCAAAACCTTGTCGAGCTTGATCTATTGCGGATACAATATCTCTAAAAGCTTTAGATGATTTTGGATTTAATGCTTCCACTGCATCAATTAAAGGATTAGTGACTTGCTTGTATATAACAGATGCAACGTTTGCGATTGGTGTACCTAGTCCTGATAGCAATGAATTAATTTGAAACTCAACTGCATAGTCCCACATACGTTTAGGCTTGCCGACTTCTTTTAATGCTTGCGCAACAGCTACATCAAGCTGATCTTTTGTAAATGCTGTTGGATCTAGCGCATGTGCAAAACGAGCCAATGCATCTTGACAATCAACGCTTCCTTTTCCTGTACCTTTACTTGCCACAAGTTACTCCAAAGAATAAATCTGTAATAATCTTACCTTCCATTAATTCACGCTGATGTTTTTTCTGGAACTTATTTGCTAGTTTATAGTTTTTCAGCGCATTAGAAATGTTACGGCGAGAAGCTTCATCCACTCTCTCCAGTGTACGCATTAGTGTCATTAATTCTTTTGTTGTTTGTAAATCATCTGCAAGTCGAACTGCTTCAGGCCCATTAAACCCGTTGACTTCTTTAGACAGTTTTCTAAACATAGGCATAAGCTTGTTTAAATTATCAGATGCAATTGCAAATACTCGTGATGCTACAAGTTGTTCTACTGGAGTTAATGTTTTAGTATCCCTTCCTTGGAATGTTTTAATTATCCAATCACCTGCATCTTTAAAGTTACCTTCTGTTATTGCTTGCTCAACATCTGCTTGCAGTACACGAGCGGCTTCTTGCGCATTTGCAAAATTATAATCTTTGTCAAGCAAGTCATCAGGCGTAAAGAAATGTTGTCTACCTACATCTTCTGCGTTTTGATACATTTTTCTACGGCGCAATTCTGCAGTTGTAAAATCACGTCCGCCTTGCCCCGGCACAAATCCTTGAGCATCTTTTGCTTGCGTACTACGAGAAGGAATAGCATTAACTTCTGCTTCATCAACTAATGCACGGCCAATATCAACTTGAGCCGCTCCTGCATCACCGCCTGTAGTTCTGCGTCCTAAGATTTCTTTAGCCAAACGTACATTCGGCGGAGGTGTTGGACCAATTTCTTCACGAACAATTGCATCAACTTGCTCACGTTGTTTTGGTTTACTCTTAGCTACGTTAGTTACATGATCAAGAATGATTGGTGATACATTACCATTGTCAATACGAACCAATTCTTTCTTTGCTTGCTGTACTGTTTCATGCGCACGTAAAGTTTCTTTAAAAGGTTCAATTCTTTTTTCTTCTTTTTTAATTTTAGCAACAGTTTCTTTTGTTTGCTTTTGTCCTTTCCAAGCTTCAATTCTACCGTTACCTTTTTTAACTTCTACTTTAGCTTTAGTGACAGCAGGTTTGCTAGGAGCTTCATCAATAATGGTAAATAATTTTTGACGAACGTCTGATAGTGCTTCAATAGAATCATTCTTAGTATGTTGCACTGGACGTAGAAGCGGGAGACCTAATGGTTGTTGCCCCGGAATTGTAGTCTCACCTGCTTGATTAGTACGAGCAAGTGGTAATACAGATGCGTCTTGTGGTAAGCGTACTACACCACCTGCTGTTGCAGGTTTACCAGTTGCATCAGGCATGAATGGAATACGAGGAGTTGCAACTTCAGGTGACGGTAATAACGCAGTAGGTTGTTCAGGCGCAGGTAATGCGGCCCTTTGAGTTGGAGCAGGTAACCCGATTAGTGCGTCAGGTGCAGGAGCAGGGGTTAATAATCTTTGAAGACCGTATGCCGCTCCTCCTAAAACACCGCCTAAACCTGTGCCAAGAGCAACGTTTGTAGCTACACTATCATCTTGTGTTAAAATAGGTTCTAAGAAGCCACCAACTGCGCCGCCTGCCATGCCTTGAGTTACAAGATTATTCCATCCTTGCGCACCCAATACGCTAGTAATACGCCCAAGTCCTTTGAGTGCTACTCCTGCAAAGCCACCACCTACTACGTCTACAACTGAACCAACTAGTCCACCTGCAAGAGAAACAATAGGATTATCTTCACCTGCAACTTCTGCAAGGTCACGATACTTTAGAGCTTCTTCTTCATCAAAGTCAATACCAAGACCTAGATCTTCAAGAGTCTGTGCAAGTCCCATAAAGGATGAAGCCGCACTATATCCTGCCCAACGAGTAAACCCTGACTCTTCTTTGAGTAAATCTACTTCTTCGTTTACAAGAGATGTGATTCCTGCATCAACATTCTGTGGCATTTCAGCATTGAGAATTTCCTCAATTGTAGCCATACTATGCTCCGCCTAAAGTTTCTGGACTAGCCTGCTCATCAATTCCTGATTCTTTATTTATTTCATCACGAGTCATTGGACGACTAAGTTGACCATTAGGTAACTTGCGAACAAATCTTCCTGATGGTAGCTCATACGTTTCGCCCGGTTTTAAATCTATTAAGTCTCGCCGCATATTAGTAATAACACGAGTTTCAGCTTTTGAAGTACCGTCAGTCTCGCTAGAAGGTACTTGGGCCGCCGCCTCAGCTTCTGTTTGAATTTCTACTTCCGTAAAAATAGGCGTTAAAGTCCTTGTCTTCATATCGTACATGTGAGGGATTGGAATTTTAACTGCTGTTTGTTTTGTATCACCAAACTGATCAGTGACATTAACAGTACGGGTAACAGTTTTATTAACAATTTGTCTACCTGCTAAATCACGAGTTTGTTCTGCTGTTGTTTTACGATCTGCCATGTCTAAGAGTTCTAATGCACGATCTTGAAAACCTGCGGCTTGCAAACGTTTAGCCGCTTCAGTCATACCTTCTACGGTTGTAAGATTAAGACCTTGTTTAGTTTGTTGTAGCTTTTCTGCTTCTAATACATCTGCAGATTTTCCTCCAAACAATCTGGCAAGGCCAACACCAATAGCAGAGCCTGCTCTTTGAAACGGATCTTGTTGAGACAACACCATCATTGCTTGCTCACGGCGTTCTTTTTCCATGATTTGTTGTGGAGTGGCCCCGAATAAACTTAATACTTCATTGCGTGATTTTGCCATAATAAACCCTATTTATAAAATCTAAACTGATTAGGCGATGTGGTTGTAAACAGTGAAGGTGAGTTCATGTAACTTGTTGCGGCAGTTCCAAATCCTGATCCGTATGTTCCTGCTAGCGGGCCAAAGCCTGATTGAGTAGGACCAAACGATGTTGGAGGAGGAGGACTACCGCTTACCCCTTTCCCCCAAGGAAGCCCCCCAATACAGAACCAAAGAAGCTTGCGTTTTGACCACGCTGTTGTTGTAACATTGAAGCTTGTGTTTTGTAAGGATCAAGTTGCATTTGTCCGCTTGCATATGCCGCCGCTGCTCTTGCAGTTTCAGCATTAATACCAAGACCAACCAAGTTCTGTTCAAGTTGACTAACACTTAAACCAGAGTTCAACATATTAGCCGCTAGTTGCGCAAGAGTTGTTTGTTCTCCATAAGCTTGCTGTCTTGCCATTGGTGCTAATTGAGCAAGTGTTTGCGATTGAGCACGCATCAAACCATAAGCATCTGGAGATACCATTCCAGAACCTTCTCCTGCTCCGACTGCTTCGCCTGCAAGTTTTAATCCTAGACGGCCAGAGCCAAATACATCTGATTGTAATTTTTGTCTTTGTTTAGCAAACTCAGGTTGGAGTAAAGCTGACTGCTCTCTAAATATTTCAGCCGCTCGTACATTAGGATCAAAAGATGCCGCTTGCTCAAACATTCCAGTTGCACCTGCAAGTGCATTTCTTAAAACTTCAGAATAAGGAGCAGACAAGGTTGATGAGTAATCTCCATCTCCGCCATAGCCTGCTGTGCCTGATGCAGTTGTAACGGTAAAAGGTTTAAAGACTGCATCTTTACCTAACTCACGAGCACGAGCCACCGCTTCCCCGGCGACACCCGCACCACCTTTTCCAAATAAGGCGTTAGTGATACCGCCTACGATATTACCCATTTGTATATCTCCACATAGGTCTATCTATTCCATCATCACACGATAATGTTTGTACATATTGATAACTAAGAGACTGTACGAACTTCTCCAATTTGGGGTTGTCAGTCAAACAAAAAAACGGTTGTCCGTGCATCATCTGTAAAAGTCCATGTACTTGTTCAAATTCTTTTTTAATACTTGGGGTCCACTTGTGTACATCTGCGTGAGTCCAAGTTCTATCTGCAAACCGTTCAAAGTAAATCGTGTATGCAGGCTGTATTGCTACTGGTGCTTTTATCAAACGCCATCGTCTCTACGTAGTGTGCCGCTTACTCCACCGTTGTGTGATGTATTAAATCCTGTGACAGATTTACCGGAGTATGCATCAACTTGAGTTCCGGGGCTTGCGCTACCTACAAATGTTCCATCACCTGTAACCCATCGGTAGCCTTCTTTTAAATACATTCTATAGATTGTATCTGTCCCCGGCCCTTGAGCA